ACACCGTTTGACGTCTACGCAAACGGCTTTACACAGCCATCCACTGGTGTGTACAATGGTTTCAACGCCGCCCTAGTTGCTTGGCAGGTGGGTAATCTGGGTTCTACAGTTGGTAAGACAAACGAGTGGACCCCAGAAGAAGCTGGTAACACACTGCTAGCTGAAGCTGACACATTCAAGTTCACAATGGAATTCGTCAACGGCACCAGCCTGGGTGCAAACGACCCAGCCCGTCGCGTTGCTATCTCCACAGCTCTTCAGGCCGCTATCAACAGCAACACAGACATCCGTTCTGAAATCTACGAATACAACCTGATCCTCTGCCCAGGCTTCCCGGAAGTCGTCGACGAGATGATCAACCTCTGTGTTGATATCAACGAAGAAGCATTCGTTATCGCTGACACACCTTTCAACGTCGATCCAGATGCCGTTGTTGGTTGGGCTGGTGGTCTGTCAACACCTAACGTGTCCCCAATGGCGCTACGTCAGACAAACCGTAACGTTGCTTACTACTACCCACACGGTCTTGCATCAAACCTCGATGGCACCAACGTCTTCTGTGCTGCATCAGGCGTCGCTCTTCGCACAATCACATACAGCGACAATGTCTCTGAACTATGGTTTGCACCAGCCGGTACCCGTCGTGGTATGGTAACAGGCACAACGATGGTCGGTTACGTGACCGGTACTCTGGGCACCCCAACCACATTCGTTGAGACCGCTCTGAACCAAGGTCAACGTGACAACATGTACAAGTACTTCACCAACCTGAACCCAATCGTGTTCTTCCCAGGTCGCGGTTTGATTGTTTGGGGTCAGAAGACATCGGCACCTGATGCATCCGCTCTGGACCGTATCAACGTTGTTCGTCTGATGATGTACATCAAGCGTCAACTGCGTAAGAACACAATGTCGTTCGTATTCGAACCAAATGACAAGCTGACCCGTGACAACCTGAAGTCTGTTGTTGACAGCTTCTTGGGTGATCTGATCGTCAAGCGTGGTCTGTACGACTTCGTTACCGTCTGTGATGAGTCTAACAACACACCAGACCGTATCGATCGTAACGAACTGTACGTTGATGTGGCTCTGAAGCCAGTGAAGGCAGCTGAATTCATCTACATCCCAATCCGTGTGGTCAATACTGGCGCAAGCATCTAAACCGCCACAACCCCAGAAAAGGGCAGAACCTAGGTTCTGCCCTTTTATTTTCACGAACGTATTTTTTGGGTTGTTTCGTGGATACAAGTATAAATACTTCACACGAACAAAATTGTCACTAACAGGAGTGTAATATGGCAACAATCAACGACATCGGTATCCCAGGCGTTGGCACTGGTATGTACCAACCAAAGCAGAAAAACAAATGGCGTGTTACGTTCCAGAACATGGGCGCAGGCGCTGACAGCCAGCCAGTTTCGATGCAAGCAACAAAGTTCACCCGTCCAACCGTAACATTCAAGGAACACGAACTACACCGTTATAACTCTGTATCATACATCGCTGGTAAGCACGAATGGACCACTGTTGATCTGGTGCTCGAGGATGACGTTACAGGTTCAGCATCATCTGTGCTTCGTCAGCAACTGCAAAATCAACAATGGTTGATTGGTGCAGAAGGCCAATGGCTAGCTGCAGCAGGTGAAGGTTCAATCTACAAGTTCGCTACACAGATCGACATGATGGACGGTAACGATCAACCAACAGAAACATGGACGCTGGAAGGTTGCTGGTTGAAGGAAGTCAAGTACGACGACCTCGACTATAGCAGCTCTGATGCAGTTACCATCACAGTTTCTATCCGTTACGATCACGCCCGTCAGCTGCTTGGCGGTTATGCACGCGGCCCTGGTATCGCAACAGGTGGTGCTGGCGTTTAACATCTCCGCGCAACATCACATCAAAAAGGCAGCTTGTGCTGCCTTTTCCTTTTTATAAATACTGTAAAGTATCTTGAGAATTCACCATGGCAGATCCACGCGTATTCATCGGCATGCAGGCAAACAAATCTTCGCGCTCGATAGCAACATCGAATGCTCTATCCGCGTTGACGGAATTCTGTAAGACCACTAACCCCAACAATTCCGCAGCCACTCGCGTCGGTTCCGGGTTGAAAATGCTGTCATCGGTTTCGTCAGCAGTTGGCAAAGGCGGCAAGCTACCGATGTCGATCGATAATGTATCATCCAACACCAAATTCATACTGGATGCTGTCGGTATCAACTCACAGACACTGTACAAATATGGCGAAGGCCCAGCCACCGACGCAAAAGGCAATATCATCTACACCCAAGATCCTGTAACAGGCCACTATACGACAACCCCCAAAACGATCGCCAACGCTGCTGAAGACGCGGCTCGGGGCGTATTCAACAAAGTTCGCAACGGCCAGTTTACCATCAACCAGATTCCACTCTTCGCACCACCGCTCGAAGCCGCATACAACAGAATACGGATATCCTCCCAACAGTTCGAGGCCGATCCGCTCAATCAGGTTCGAGCATCAATGGCTAAGCAGTCTGACATAACGCCATACGCAATGGACCTGGGCGGCCGTGAGGCCCGAACGCCCAAGCAAAAGTTTTTATTCGTTGTTCAATTCAAATTCAACGCACCGTATATGTACAACGAGAACAATCTGCAACGTGGCCTGGCACTCTATGTCAAAAAATCCACACGGCCTGGCGTCAAATATGCAACAGAGGATGTCAACTACTACAATTTCCGGACCAAATACACAGCAAAGGCTGAATTTGAGGAAATGTCAATGCAGTTTTATGATGATGGACAGAATAACGTCGCAGCCCTGTATACCGCATACACTCGAGCTATGAGCCCTGTTCTAAACTATACGAATGCGACCACCGCACTCATGGCTGAGCGTGAGGGGTTGTCGACTACACCAGGCGTCGCGAATATTCCGGGTATAATCAGCTCCATCCCAACAAGGTCAATGAGCTCAGGATCCACCGCCCTATTGCAAAACGACCAAAAAAACATCTTCAAAGAAATTATTCTGTATCATGTATACGCCAATGGAAGAAAAGTCAACCGTTATACCTTCATAAATCCTCGAGTAACATCGTTTGATCTGGACGATTTGAGTATGGATTCCGGTGATGTAAATACAGTTGATATGAAATTCAACTATGACTCTGTCTATACCGAGCTCGAACTTAGCATGGCTGATATAAACTTTCCGGAAATTACTGGCGGCAAATACCCACTACATTTCGTCGGCGACGACACAGACAAATATGGTGGCACTATATACGGCAATACACTACAATCTCGAAACAAGAGGGGGTCGTGTATGGACGATTCGGTTTCAATGGCGAAATCTGCTCTGGGTGCTGCAGGTGGGTTACTCAACAAAATCACAAGTCTGTTCTAACAATGGCTTTCAACTATAAACAAGGCTATTTCACACCTCAACACCCCGAGAAATATCTTGGGGATGTCACAAAAATCGTCTACCGGTCCAGTTGGGAACTCGAGGTCAATAAGTTCTTTGATATGAACCCCCGTGTCGTCAAATGGGGCAGCGAAGAAATCGCCATCCCGTATTTCAACCCTGTCAAAAAACGCCCCGCTAACTATTTTCCTGACTACTTCGTTGAATATATAACTAAAGACGGTGAAATCATCAAAGAAATCGTCGAGGTAAAGCCGCTGGAACAAACTCGGCCGGGCAGATCGCGCAACCCCCGCACTAAACTGATGGAAGACCTCACATACGCTGTCAATATGGCAAAGTGGGCAGCTGCCCAAGCGTGGTGTGAAGCGAGAGGCCTGAAGTTCCGGGTCGTCAGCCAAAAATCAATATTCAAATGAGACCATAATGCAAATCATCAAAAAAGAAAAGATCGTTGAACACCCACTCGAAGCCGAATTCGACATCGAACCGTGCACCACCCCAGTTGAGTACAACGCCGTCGTACCATCCGACCTTGTGGAGATCATTGGCTACGACACAAAGGACAACGAAATCGAGCAGCAATACGAGGAAATCTATGCCGTAGCGATGGGCCAGGTGGAGGTAATCGCCGACGAAATGGAACGCGTTGAAGGCAAGTATAAAGCGCGTGTTGGCGAAGTTACGGCTACAATGCTGAACGTCGCGCTCGGCGCGGCCCGTGCGAAGGCCGATATGAAATCCCACAAGGACAAACTCGGTGTCACGGCCAAGAATGCTGGCACGCCAGGGACACTGTCCCAAACCAACAATTTTATCACAGCTGACCGTAACGAAATCCTCAAAGCGTTGATGGGAAATAAAGATAAATAGGCTATCAACCAGGACAAGATTATGAAACTGTATCGCATCGAACCACCAAAACACCTGCGTGACTTTCTGTCGGAGGCATCACACCTTAGCACATCTGAATTGTTCAAATATCGCAACATCGGCACAAAAGAATACGATCGTGTTAGTATCCTTATCCAAAAAATTGCTAGTGGTGGAGAAATGCTGCTGTTGACGGGTGATACCGTTAATCTCGACCCCGAAGCGTGCGCAGGTATTGTTGACCAATTGAGTACCCATGACCCAGCTGTGATCACCGCACTATTCGGTAAGGGTGTTAAACAAAATCCCGTACTGATAGATACAAACGGCGTACCTCATAAAATCACAGACTTTGCAAAATCAGCCGATTTTGGTGGAGCAGCGGGTGCCGCCACACCGTCTGTAAAAACAGACGCAAAGCAAACAGAAATTCAAGAGATCGGCCAGGCCCTTGTTTTAGGTTTGCAGCTCGCCCTGAAAAAACCACCAACGATTGAAGATATCACCAACCCCAACATCCTGACAAAAGGTGCTAGATACACCGTGCCAGATTGTAGCAGCATGGTGCCAGCCGTTATTCAAAAAGTACAGTCTGATGCAGCAATGTCGTGGGGCTGGTCTTTTATACACACAGCGGTTGCAATAGGAAAGAAGTTTTCGGTGGACGGGATGGAATTCCACCGAGACGGTCCTTGGATGGATGGTATTACCGATTTATATATCACTCTCAACAAAGCTGAAAAACCAAAACCATTCTCTCAAAAAGATAAATGGAACCCGGCCGACATATGGATTGTGAAGGTAGGAACAAAAGTACCTCAGGCTACATCTCTAAAAGAACTAAACGGATGGCTACTCGAACAGTTTAAAGCAGGATCTGTTATTGGTGTATCATTAAAGAAAACGGCACCTGGACCAAACGGATCAGCTAAGGTTGAGATTTTCAATAATGATCCAATAGCCACACAAATCAAAGCTGTGGTTAAAGAGCTTGTTGTGTGTCGAAAGAACAATCTGATGGACTTGTTTAGAAGCAAACAAACGAATATTGATTACAAGACTGAGAGCGTAGCTATACCACTCGGTTTATACTACAAACTCACCGAAGCGGATAACGGTACAGTATCAAACCGCACTTCAAATGCCGGCACCGAATTCCGTAGCGAAATCGAAGGACAGTATGCCCGTGGTGGCAACCTGAGTTACTCAGGTGTTAATAAAATACTACATAACCTCACAGGAAAAACTGTAACTAGTAGGTTGATCATCCAGACATGGATTAACGAGCCCGAAGGTGACCGTAAGGTTGTTACCAAAATTATGGATATGGCTGAAGCAGTGCTCGGGACACACATATCAAAAGACGACCGCGGCACGCTGTTTAAAACAGCCAGGGAAAAAGGCACAGAGGATAGATTAGTGTCAAAGTATCAAAGCGTGGAGCTACTGTATATACTAAATGCTGCTAGGGCGACTGGCGATCAAGTCGTTAACGATTTTATTTCGCAATTACTCACAGTCGCTGGAGCAAAGACAGATCTGAGTTCTGTGTACGCAAAGGTCTCCTGATAAATCAACGTACTAAATAACCTTGTGATTATACAAGGTTATTTTTATGGCAAAAAATCCGTATTTGAAGTCTGCTAATGAGACTATGGAATACACTGCGGAGCAGGTACTTGAACTCCGCAAATGTATGGATGATCCAGTCTATTTCGCAGCAAACTATTGTCAGATCCAGCATCCAACGCGTGGTTCTGTAAATCTCGTCCTATACCCGTATCAGGAACGAATGCTGCGGACATTCAAGGATAACCGCAATACCATCGTCCTTTCCGCGCGGCAGACTGGTAAATCAACAATGTCGGTTATCTACCTACTTTGGTATGCCATCTTCCACTTTGACAAAACAATCCTGATCGCGTCCAATAAGAACGACAACGCGATGGAGATGATCTACCGGATGAAGTTCGTTTACGAACGACTTCCGCATTGGCTCAAACCGGGCCTGGAAGCTGACGGCTACAATAAACACTCCCTCGGCTTTGACAACGGTACACGTGTCCATTCACAGGCAACATCAGAAAACACCGGTCGGGGTATGGCCATCTCGCTTCTGTTCCTTGACGAATTTGCATTCGTGCGTGATACAATTCAGCAAGAGTTCTGGACATCGGTCGCCCCAACGCTAGCCACCGGTGGTGCGTGTATAATCGCTTCCACACCGAACGGCGACAGCAACCTGTATGCTCAGTTATGGCGAGGAGCTGTCCTCGAATCTAACGGTTTCAAATCGATTGAAGTCAAATGGGATGAACCACCAGGCCGCGACGAGAAGTTCCGTGAAACCGAACGAGCCAAGATTGGTGATATCCGTTGGCGTCAGGAATACGAAAACGAATTCCTATCTAACGACCCATTACTATTCGATACAATCGTTCTCGCTAATATGACCAAAGAGCTCCGCGACAAGAGGCCGGTTGGTGCAATCAGCGAGATTGTGTTCTATAAACACCCCCAGCCCAATTCAACATATCTCGTTGGCGTTGACCCAGCAACCGGGTCAGGCAATGACTTTGCGGCGATCCAGGTATTTGAGTTTCCATCACTCGAACAGGTTGCGGAATGGCGGTCGAATACAATGTCTTCAGTACTGACGTATCATATGCTGAAGAAGGTACTCGCTTTATTGGAAAAAGTCAACGCTAGCGTTTATTTTTCTGTTGAAAACAATGGTGTTGGTGAGGCAATTATCGCCCTATACGAGGCCGATGAAAACCCACCAGAAACGGCCGAATTCGTTTCTGAAACCGGGCAGAGCCGCAAAGGTATGACCACGACAGGTAAATCAAAGATGTCAGCGTGTCTGTTGATGAAAGAAATGATCGAACGAATTGCAATGAAAATATCATCCCACCTTCTACTCGCCGAGATGAAAATGTTCACACGTAAAGCTGGATCATACGCGGCAAAGACCGGCGGTACTGACGACTTGATCAGCGCGACCCTAATCGTTCTTCGCCTATTGAATGAAATCAGTTCATATGATCAAGAGGCATATGACAAGTTGTATGCCCACGCATACGTCGCCCCAACAGATGAGTACGATGAGAATGATTATGGTATGGATTTCGTCTTCTAAATACTCACATCACAGTGGAGAGATTACAAATGGAAATGTTGAAAGAACTGATGCAGAACAAGCCTATTTTATACATCCCAATAGGGGCGTCGGGTTCGGGAAAGTCCACTTATCTCCGCAAATTACGCGAAGAAAACCCCGATATTCTATCATTCTCGTGGGATGATCTGCGGATGGAATGGTATGATCCCGATAACTACGGCAATGCATTTAGGTTATCAACAGAAGACAAAGATTTTATCACCAAATCACAACAGGTGTTTAGGAATATGGTCAAAACCGGCAAGGATATCTACGTCGATAACACCAACCTGACAGCTAAACGCAGAAAATTCTACATCGATATTGCTAAGCGAGCAGGATACCGCACTGTTGGCATCGAAATGCCTGTTGATGTTGAAACTATTGTGGCTCGTCAAAAAACTCGTGGTGATAAAAACGTCAAAGAAACAGCAGTTCGTGATCAACACGCCAAACTTCAACCACCCCGTCCTGGCGAATTCGACGAAAATCGTGTCAGTTATCACAACATCAGCGATAAATAAAAGAACACGTTTCAGAGGTCATAATGGTATCTTTCAAGGAATTCCTCGCTGAGTTGGATCAGGCCACGCTCAAGTCGTATAAAGCAAAAGCTGAAAAAGATGTTGCAGATCTCGAGACTGTTGGTGAATACAAAGACATCGCCCGCAACCTGATCAACAAACGCAAAAAAGGCGTTGCTACCGCTGACAAAAAGATCACCGAAGGTGCGAAAGTTCGCGGCTATACCGACAAAGATGGCGTCAAGAAATACGAGGTTCTCAACAGCAAGGGCGTCACCGTCAAGAACGGAATGTCGAAGGACATCGCCACGAAATATCTTCAGGCTAACCGCGCTACACTGTCCGAATGATCACGTTCAAAGAATTCCTCGCCGAGATTTCCACCATCCCGCAGCTGGATATGAAAGCTCGCCAGGCATTTCCTCACACCAAAAAACGTCACAACGATGTCGGTTCTGTCATCCCTCAACCTGATATGACGATGACCCCAAACGTCCCCAAGAACGAGCTGACGATCGACAGCCGCACTCGATCATCAAACACCGGTGATATGCACATCCAGCGCGTTATTCTATATAAAGTGAATTTCGTTCAACCGGGCCAGGGGACACAGCTCCCTAACAGTGAAGCAGCAATCGAACCGGTTCAATTGAACAGTGAGACCAGCCGTGTCGCGTGCGATTGTATGGATTTTCGTTTCCGCTTTGCAAATAACAACGCAAAGGATAACAGCCTAGCTGGCAACCCACCACCGGCATATCACCGTGTCCCCGGTTCGAACCGGCCGCCCGCAAATCCGTCAAATCTACCCGGAATGTGCAAACATTTGATGGCTGTGGTTCAGAACCTCAAACGCCAGAAAATCGTTATTTGATCCCGAGAATATCCCGCACACGTTTGCTGTTGGTTTCAGCTTCAGCAACATATGCCGGATCAGCCAGCTTTTCGGCCTTGGTTTTACGGCTCATAATACCGCTACCCTTCACTGTCAGCTTCGGCAGGTTCTTCATCATCGGGATCATATCTTCGATGATTTTCGCGGCGATTGATGCAGCATCATTCTCATCCATCTCAGCGGACAGCTGGGTGCTTTCGTGACTATCAACCGCCTTTGCGATATCTTTGATCTTCGTTTTCTTCTGAATACCAGCGCGGTTCAGCAGCTTATCCATATCGATATTTTCTTGCTCGGAATGTCCGGGCACCGTCTTCAGCTTGGCTTCGATTGGGAACTCCGGAGTGCCCGTCATGTTATTCGTAACCTGAACACCAGGACCAGGGGCATCCATCGCACCTTCTTCCAGAATATCGTTCTCGACCGTATGTTCTGAAACGATTTTCACGACTGGCTCATCAACCAACTCCATATGACCTGTAGCAGGGGAGAAATGGTATCCGTCAATGATAACATCCAACGACACCTTATATGATGTCTCGGTAAAATTCTTCAGATTGGGGATCTTGACAGACCACGTGTCACCTTTGGAGTGTGTAGCCTTGATTGCAATATCACAACCGTTCAGCACATCTTCCACGATCAATCGCACCGTCGTTTTCTTTTGGTTCTCAATGCCCTCAATCGCCAGATCAAAATCCACGACTGTTGGCTTGTTTTTATTCACTTTTATGATGGATTTCTCGGCCATTACTTTTCTCCACTGTCTCTATTATTTATCCACTCGAACAGCCCTTTAGCGATAACATTCATCTGCTCTTGGAGTTTGGTAAGAAGACCGATGACCTTCACAGCCATCTTTGCTCTCTTCTCTGGGGTGATATACTCACGTGTGATTTCTTTACCACCGAATTTGACCTTCACCACTATCACACTATGTGGCACACCGGTCTTGGCTGGTGTCAGATACGGAGTTGGCTTGTATGTGTGCGTTCTATTACCGGCGAACGGCACATTGCGCATCTGAACAGCGTGTCCTCGCAATCCACCACCAACAGGAACGTGTCCCCCACCGCCACCACCGGTATAAACGGGTGGAACCACCGGTGGGACATACGGTCTGACGAACAGCGAGAAGTGCATCGTGATGAAACCAGCGGTTGCTGGTAATCCGAGGCCCTTCGTTATCAAACCGGAATAATAGTTCGTCAGCATTATCGTGGATTACGTTCCGCAACCTCTGCAACGCTAGCAGCACCAGTGCTGTCTTTTAGGTCAAACACAACAATAGGGGTAACCTTATCATCATCATACACAGTCAAAGTCTTCGCCGAAACATCGATTTTCGTGCGATTGCGTTCATACTTTTGCAGAGTGTGCAACAGTGTATTGATTGACGTAATGGCAACCGCTGCAGCACCAGTATCGGCCTTGATGTGATTGAGCAACTCGCCTGTCGATCCTGCAGCTGTGTGGTTGATTGCTTGAGCGTCCCACACACCATCAACGATCTGATTGACCGTCACCTGATCAACCGCAACAGCACCAGCTGGCGTGA